TACATAAAAAGATTGTGGTGTGCGATTATCAATCGTAAGTGTCACCCAGAATGTGATTGCTGTTAATAAGGGTATAAGATAATGGCGTATATGGGATATGAAGATCTTAACAAGTCAACTAGGTTAAGCAGAAGACAAGTAGAAATGTTAGCTATAGAAAATGGGTATGAAGTTGAAGATACAGATAAAGGTGGCATAAGACTTATAGGATATGGAAGTTCTCGTACTTTTGGTAGTAATCCTAAAGCAGGTACTATAGGTGGTTTTATGGGTTACTCAGAAGGGGGTTTAACAAAAAGTAAAACACCGCATTTGATACCTAGTAAAAGAGGCGTCCTTTCAAAATGAAAGCGCCTCAGAAGTCATTAAAGAAGTGGGGGGATCAGAAGTGGAGGACCAAGAGTGGTAAACCTTCTACGCAAGGTCCTAATGCTACTGGTGAACGTTACCTCCCTTCTAAGGCTATCAAGTCTCTTAGCAGCAGTGAGTATGCCGCTACAACCAGAGCTAAACGAAAAGGCAAGGCGTCAGGTAAGCAGCATGTATCTCAACCTAAGAAAGTCGCAGATAAAACTAGACGATTTAGAGCGAACAAAGGTGGTGTCGCTAAAAGCCCTAGACAACAAGCTGCAATAGCTGTTAGTATGAAGAAGAAAGGTAAAAAGCCGAAAGGGAAGTAATGCCGTTTCTTACTAGCAGTATACCGTACTTCAAAGCATGGGTACGTAGAGAATACACGAAGAACTTAGAAGAATACCACGGAGAGTTTTTACATTGTATGGTCATAGGTGTAACCACCATGCCAAACAGAACATTAAGCTTTCAAGTTATATTCACTGGATGCGAGTCAGACTTTGATGACTCAGAAAATGTACATGGTGGTGCGATGTGGGCTAGGATGCCTTTGACTGCACTTGTAGCTGATACGCCCTTAGAGGAATGGCCTGAAGAGTTACCACCATATATGGCGCAGCCTTGGGATTGTATGTCTCATACACACTCAGTGTATAAGTTAGAAAGAGCAAGCCCAGCGCCTTGGATAGCTAAAGTAGATGGTGAGTTCTATCCTGCAAAGTATTACTTTACGGTAGACTACACAGACAATGAAGTAGCAGATGATCCTGCACAACACAAACAGTCACATGTACTGGAGTTGTTAGATGCAGGTAAGTACACAGGTAACATAGTTGCGTTGCCCAATAATAGAGTGAGAGTAACTCACCCAGCTTGGTTTGAAACTGGACAAGGCGCTCCAGACTTTAGACCTAACCAAAACATATATAACTCAAAAGAAGACGTAGACTATGTATGGGATACGCAACGAGTCTTTAACAATCTATACAGTGAGGATATAACAGATGATGAAGAAGAAGGGATACGCTAAAGGCGGCATGAAGAAAAAAGGTTATGCTGCAGGTGGCTTGAAAATGGTCAAAGGCAAAGATGGAAATATGGTTCCGTTTTACGCTGCTGATGGCAAAGGCAAAATGGCTAACGGTGGTATGGCTAAAAAGAAAAAGAAAAAAGGTATGGCTAATGGCGGTGCTATGATGATGAAGAAAAAAGGAATGGCTAAAGGCGGTAAAGTTAAAGCTAACGCAGGTGCATCAGTTCCACCAAATAGAAAGGCTCGTAAATAATGACTGATTTAACTAAAGAGCAAGAAGAAGCTATAGAATCTCTAGGTTACACTGTAATGGGTAACACAGTTATAGATAGCAATAAAGCAGTAGTAATGGATAAGCCAGATCGTGACGGTGGTTTTATAACTGAAGTACCAGAACTAGAAGCCTTGATGTCAGGAACTGCTGAAGTAGAAACTGTGCGTTCAAGAAACGATAAAGGTCACTACATTGCTGATGATCCTGATACACCTGAGAACGAAGCTTGGACAACTAAAGTAGTTAAAAAAGTTAAAGGTAAAAAGTGACAATACTATCAGACGCTAAATTTTTCTCAGCAGCTAAAGACCTTACTGCAACTTCGGGTGCGGCTAGTGGTAACGTTATATATACCTGCCCCAATAATTTTGTTAGTCTGATTAGATTTTTGCATGTATCAAATGGGGCATCTTCAACTAAGAAGTATAGTCTTCAGTGGTACGAGGCTTCAACGACAACCTATCATTTAATTGTAGATGAAGGTAGCCTTGCAGCTAACACACTGCAAAACGTAATAGAAGGTGGGTCATATATAGCCCTATCTGCAGGAGATAAAATTGTAGGTTTTGAAGAGTCTAGTTCAGACTTTCATGTAACACTTTCTGGAGAGGAGCATTACCAACCTACATAACGGCTATTCCGTATTGTCTCTACTAACCTAGTAACATTTATGTACAACTATGTAAGCCTAAGAAGGTAGGCATAACATAGGAGTACAAACAAATTAACAAACAAATAATGATTTTAATGATGCTAGGAGTACTTTTGGAGGAGGCTCGTGGACCCAGTAACAATTATCGGTGGTGCAACCGTAGCTTTCAATGCGTTGAAGAAAGGCTTTCAAGTAGGTAAAGACCTACAATCTATGTCAGGACAGTTGACCCAATGGGCAGGTGCTATGAGTGATCTGTCTTACGCTGAACAAAAAAATAAGAACCCTCCTTGGTGGAAAGCAATGAATGGAGGGTCTGTTGAAGCAGAAGCTCTGGCTATATTTACGGCTAAACGAAAAGCCGAAGCCATGAGAAAAGAGCTAAAAGACTGGATCAGTTTTAGTATGGGTCCATCCGCATGGGATGAACTGGTAGCCACTGAGGGACGTATACGTAAGCAGAAGAAAGACCAAGAGTATCGCAAAGCAGAGATACAAGAAGCAATAGTAACTTGGACTCTCTCAATATTAATAGTATTAACTGGAGCAGGAATGCTAGGGTTTATAATTTACATGGTGACATAATGGCAAGAAACCTAACAGAAAAACAACAGAAGTTCCTTGAAGTCTTGTTTGAAGAAGCAGGTGGGGATGTCGTACAAGCTAAGAAACTTTCAGGATATGGCGAGTCTTCTAGTACTACAGCTATTGTAGAATCTCTGAAAGATGAGATAGGTGATCGTACACGTAGTTACTTTGCACGTACAGCACCTAAAGCTGCTATGGCTATGGTGGGTGCATTGAGTGATCCAACAGAGCTAGGTATACGAGATAAGATGTCTGCAGCTAAAGACTTGCTTGACAGAGCAGGACTTGGTAAAGTAGAAAGAGTAGACGTATCGTCATCTAGCGGTGGCGTATTTATACTACCATCTAAAGAAGGAACAAACGAATAAGTGTAAATCGTGAATCCCTTGGCTATTGGGAACTACCTAGACCACACAAGGGTGCAGAAAAACAATGGCACGTAATAGCTAGAGTAACTAGAACAATACCGTTTGGTTATGAAGTTGACCCTGACAATGATAAGCTACTTAAGCCTATCATCCCTGAGCTAGAAGCATTAGAACTTGCAAAGAATCATATCTTGCAATACACTTATAAAGAAGTAGCACTGTGGTTAACAAAGCAAACAGGTAGGTACATATCTGGTAAAGGACTTAAGAAAAGGGTAGACATTGAGCGAAAACGTAAGAAAGCAGCTACAATTAAGCGCAAGCTTGCCAAGCGGCTCCAAGAAACGTTACAAGAAATCAAGAACCTTGAAGAAGAAAGAATCGGAGCCTACACAGTTAAGTCCAGAGCAGCCACAGCCTAAAGTACAAACTGTAGCAGCAGAAGTTAAAGTGCCTGAGTTTGATGTTGACATTGCTCAAGAAGTAGTGTTTAAACCAAACGCAGGACCACAGACAAGCTTCCTCTCTGCCTCTGAAAGGGAAGTCTTGTATGGAGGGGCAGCAGGTGGTGGTAAGAGCTTTGCAATGCTTGCTGACCCCCTTCATGGTCTAAACGATCCAAACTTTAGTGGTTTACTTGTTCGCCATACTACTGAAGAACTTAGAGAGCTTATACAGAAGAGCCAAGAGCTTTACCCTAAAGCTATTCCTGGTATCAAGTGGAGTGAACGTAAGTCACAGTGGATTGCACCTAGAGGTGGTAGACTGTGGATGTCCTACTTAGATAAAGACATGGACGTAACACGATATCAAGGACAAGCTTTTAACTGGATAGGTTTTGACGAACTTACACAGTGGCCTACACCCTACGCTTGGGATTATATGAGATCCCGACTTCGTTCAGCGTTTAGTTCTCAGCTAGGTTTGTACATGAGAGCTACTACAAACCCAGGCGGTAATGGACACGGTTGGGTAAAGAAAATGTTTATTGATCCTGCCCCTGCTAATGATCCTTTCTGGGCAACGAACATTGAAACTGGTGACACTATAAGATTTCCTAAAGGGCATAGCCGTGAAGGTGAACCCTTATTTAGGCGTAGGTTTATACCTGCTAGTTTGTTTGACAACCCTTACCTAGCAGACAGTGGTGACTACGAAGCAATGCTACTATCATTGCCTGAACACCAAAGAAAACAGTTACTAGATGGTAATTGGGATATTAATGAGGGAGCAGCATTCCCTGAATTTGATAGAAGCATACACGTTGTGGAGCCATACGATATTCCAAGATCATGGGCTAGATTTAGAGCTTGCGACTATGGTTACGGTTCCTACACTGGAGTTTTATGGATAGCTGTTTCACCAGATGAACAGTTGGTTGTTTACAGAGAGTTATATTGTTCTAAGGTTACAGCTACAGATTTAGCTGACATGATACTAGATGCAGAATCAGAAGATGGTACAATGAGGTACGGTGTACTGGATTCATCCCTCTGGCATAAAAGAGGTGATACTGGCCCATCACTAGCAGAGCAAATGAACATGAAGGGTTGCCGTTGGCGTCCATCAGATCGCTCTCGTGGCTCAAGGGTTGCAGGTAAGAACGAGATACACCGTAGGTTGCAGGTGGACGAGTTCACCGAAGAGCCAAGGCTTGTGTTCTTTTCCACCTGCACGAATACAATAGCGCAAATCCCTACGATTCCGCTAGATAAAAAGAACCCTGAAGACGTAGATACTAATGCAGAAGATCACTTGTATGATGCTTTACGTTACGGTATAATGACTAGACCAAGAAGTTCTATATGGGATTTTGATCCTTCAAAACAACGATCTGGCTTTCAAATGTCAGACCCTACCTTTGGCTACTAAGTATGAAATCATTTGTTGTTGTAATAAGTATGTGGGGAAACACAGGAACAGAATGGGTCTACACAGGTAACCAGTACATAATGCAAGAACTATTTACTAAAGAGCAATGCCAACAAATAGTGCAAAGCTCTAACTGGGAAAAATTTGAAACTAATGAATACTATGGCTTACAATTTGATTGCTTTAATAAGGATGATCGCTAATGGCTGAAATAGAAGACTTATCATTTGAAACAGATGATGTAATAGCTGCAGAGAGTGAAGAAGACAAACTCTTTGAAAGTGTAAGTAGTATAGTATCCTTTGTAGGTGATCGCTACAAACGTGCTGAAGATGCTCGTCTAGGTGATGAAGAGCGTTGGATGAGAGCATACCGAAACTACAGAGGTATATATGGTCCTGATGTACAGTTTACTTCTTCAGAAAAGTCTAGAGTATTTGTTAAGGTTACTAAGACCAAAACACTAGCTGCATACGGACAGATAGTAGATGTACTATTCGGTAACAATAAGTTTCCTCTTTCTGTAAATCCTTCTGTATTACCTGACGGTGTGGCAGAGGCAGTACACATTAATTTAGATCCCAACGCAGACAAAGCTTCAGAAGAATTAAAAACTACCTTTACTACTGAAACAAACAAACCTTATCTAATTACACCTGAAACTAAACTAAAGCCAGGTGAAACATTATATGACCTAGAAAAAAAGATGGGTAGTGTAAGTGATAAGCTTTCATCAGTATCTGAAAAAGTAATAGAAGGTGACGGTACAACTCCTACGAGTGTGACATTCCATCCTGCTATGGTAGCAGCTAAGAAGATGGAAAAGAAGATACACGATCAACTACAAGAAAGTGGGGCATCTAAGCATCTACGTAGTATGGCATTTGAGATGGCATTGCTAGGCACAGGTGTAATGAAAGGCCCATTCGCTATAGATAAAGAGTATCCTAACTGGGATGATGAAGGTGAGTATGATCCGCTAATTAAAACTGTACCATCAACTAACCATGTATCTGTATGGGACTTCTACCCTGATCCTGAAGCTACATCTATGGACGATGCAGAGTACGTTGTTCAGAGACACAAGATGTCACGTAATCAAATACGTGCACTAAAAGATAGACCATACTTTATGGAAGATGCTATTGAAGACGCTGTAGCTTCAGGTTCAGACTATGTGCGTAAGCATTGGGAAATGAAGATGGAGGACGATGATAGTATATCTACAGATAGTGAGCGTTGGGAAGTACTAGAGTTCTGGGGCTTTGTTGATAAAGATATACTTGAAGAGAATGGTATTAAGATACCTAAAGAATATAATGACTTGTTTGAAGTCAATGCTAATATATGGACAGTCAACGGTAAAGTAATTCGTTGTGTGCTTAACCCCTTCAAACCTGCACGTATACCTTACTACGCAGTACCCTTTGAGCATAACCCTTACTCCTTCTTTGGTGTAGGTATTGCTGAGAATATGGATGACACACAGACCCTAATGAACGGCTTTATGAGAATGGCTGTTGACAATGCTGTATTATCTGGTAATCTTCTTATTGAGATAGACGAAACTAACTTAGTCCCAGGTCAAGACCTATCCGTACATCCAGGTAAGGTCTTTCGCAGACAAGGTGGTGCACCTGGACAAGCTATCTTTGGCACTAAGTTTCCAAACGTTGCAGGTGAAAACATGCAGCTATTTGATAAGGCAAGGGTACTAGCAGATGAATCAACTGGCTTTCCATCTTTCGCACATGGTCAAACAGGCGTGTCGGGTGTGGGCCGTACTGCTTCTGGTATTAGTATGCTTATGTCTGCTGCCAACGGTAGTATCAGGACTGTTGTAAAGAATGTAGATGATTACCTTATTGCCCCAATGGGTAAATCTTTCTTTGCATTCAACATGCAGTTTGATTTTGATGAAAGTATAAGGGGTGACCTAGAAATAAAAGCTAACGGTACTGAAAGCCTGATGGCAAATGAAGTACGTAGCCAACGCTTAATGCAGTTCTTACAAGTAGCACAGAATCCAGTACTAGCTCCGTTTGCAAAAATGGATTACATTATTAGAGAGATTGCTAAGAGCATGGATCTAGACCCTGACAAAATTACTAACTCTATGCAAGACGCAGCAATACAAGCTGAGATAATGAAAGGCTTTCAACAACCCATGACACCACCACCAATGCCACCTGAAGGTGCTCCAGCAGGTGCAGACGTTCAAGATCCAACTGGCGCAGGTGGCGGTAATATTGGAACAGGCATAGCACCAGTACCAAATGAACAAGGGTTTAGTGGTAATGTCGCTTAAGGCTTTTGTAAACAATAAAGCACAGTGGGATGCATTCTGTGAAGAACTAGACATTTTAATTCTTGAGCAGCATAGAAGACTAGAGCAGTCAGAGGTGGCAATAGACTTGCATCGTTGCCAAGGTTCAATAGCTACATTACGAAGGCTAAAATATTTGAGGGATAAAGTTAATGGCACTAAATGACGATGAACAAATGACTATGGTGTTTATGGCAGAAGACAAGGACGTAGACCCAGTATCAGGTAATGAAGTACCCCCAGGCTCACTACCTGAAGAAGTACGAGATGACATTCCTGCACAACTAAGTGAAGGTGAATATGTAGTACCTGCTGATGTTCTTCGTTTTTATGGCATGAAGTTCTTTGAAGATTTACGAAAGAATGCTAAGATAGAGTTAGCTAAGATGGAAGCTAATGGAAGAATAGGTGGGCAACCTGTAGACGCAGCAGTAGGTGGCTACATTACAGAACAACCTACACAAGCCACAATGTCTGACCCTTATAAGCAACAACAGATGATGTACCGACAAGGTGCACCTGTTGCTATGGGCAATGCAGGTTATGCTCCAGGTGGTACTGTAGCTCTTAACCCTTATGGTAATCCAATTAATAACCCTTTCTCAAATATTTCTAGCCCTACATTTAACGTAGGTGATCCTGCTTCAAATACTGCAAACACAAATATAAATACAAACATACCAAAACCTATAATAAAAGATGGTATAACATATATGCCTCCTAGTAATTATTATGTAGGATCTAGCTTGTTTGGTCCTGCACCTAGTCTTAAGCCTCCGTTTACTCCTGTAACTTTGTATGGGCCTAACGGTGAAATAGTTACAGCTAATACTCAGGCAGAGTATGATGACTATGTAAATAATAAAAATTACAAAACAACTCAGAGCATTACAACTGAACAACAACCAACTATTATTGCAGATGATAATTCTGGAGAGCAAGAATTAGAATCCATGAAACCTTATACATCTTCTAATTTTCAAGCATCTTATGATAAGGTATTAGGAGGAAATGCAAGCACTGAGGAAGTTGCTACAGTTTTTCAACAACTACAAAGCCAGCAAGCTGGTTTAACACCGATGTTATTAACTCCTGTATCACCAGCAGCAGCAGCTTTAAAATTAAAACTATTAAACCAACAAAAGGAATTAGAAAAAACTATACTTGAAAAGTATAAAAATATTAATTTGGAAACCGATGAAGCATTTCAAAAGCCCTCTATTTTAGATAGTTTAAAAAATACTTTTGCGGATATAAAAGATTCATTTTTAAATCTTGGCAACTTTGATAAAGATAAATTTTATGCAGAATATGATCCTAAATATAATATATACGATCATAGCTTAGGAGGTAATCAATCAGACCCTACTATTCAAATGGCTTCACAAGCTATATCAGACGATGATACACTAAATAATGTGGTAGCTGGAACAGCCTTGTCTCCACAAGAACAACAAGCTTATGATAATGCCGTTGCAAGTGGAAACGTTAATGTAGCAAATCATTACGCTATAGTTAATAATGCCAGATTAAACAGAGTAAATGAAGCAGGTGGCACAAGTGGACTATTAGAAGGGGATGTAGTTAACTTAACAACTGAGGGTAATAATGCGGCACAAGACGCAGATAACATAGAAGATCTATAAAGTAATTCCATATAACAATAAGGATACCCAGCTTCGGCTGGCCCCAACATAAGGAGAAACAAAATGGTAGAACAAACAGCAGCAGCAACGGAAGAAGCAAAGCCTATAATGGTAGACTCTGCAGCACATCGTAGAAATGCAGAACGTGCTAAACGTGATGAAGAAGAGCTAAAACAACTCTTAGAGGAACACACAGGTGACTCAGAACAGGAAAAAGAATCCAGTAGCGAAGCTGTTAAGGACACCAAAGTTCAGGCAGAGAGTAGTTCAGAACAAAAAGAAGAACCAAAAGCTGAAGCACAAGAAGAAGCTGCAGACGATGACTTAAGTGCAGAAGAAAAAACATTTAAGCAACGCTATGCTGACATCCAACGCCACATGCAAGATAAAGCGGAAGAGCATAAGGCACAAATAGAAAAACTAAAAAATCAACTAGACTCAGCCGCTAAAAATGAGCTTGTACTACCTAAGTCAGACAAAGAGATAGAAGCTTGGGCTAAGAAGTACCCTGATGTAGCAGGAATAGTAGAGGCTATAGCAGATAAGAAAGCCCAAGAGCGTTCATCAGATATAGATAAGCGTTTAAAAGAAGTAGAAGAGTTACGTGTAAATGCTAAACGTGAGAAGGCTGAAGCTGAATTACTGAGTATGCACCCTGACTTCCAAGAAATACGTTCTAACGATGCGTTTCATGGGTGGGCTAAAGAACAGCCTAAGTGGGTACAAGACGCACTATATGAGAATGTTGATGATGCTAAGTCTGTAGCGAGAGTAATAGACTTGTACAAAGCAGACAATGGTATCACTACAAACAAACGTAGCACAAGCGATAAGGATGCAGCTAAAGCTGTTAAGGCTCGTGTACGTAATACACCTGAAACTGAAGAGAGTAATACATATCTTCGTGAGTCTCAGGTTAATAAGATGTCCACTAGAGAATACGAGAAACGATCTGATGAGATCATGGAAGCTATTCGTAGTGGAAAGTTTATTTACGATATGTCTAAATAATTACTTGACAATAATAAATTCGTAAGTATAACTACTAACATGATAAGAGTGACTTAAATGTTACTCTATCGTGTGACTAACACTAAGCCACAATAAGAACTACCCAGACATATAGGCCCAGTAGCTATGAAGTAGGCCAACTGATTAGCAACACTGACTACCCTAAAATGAACGGCCTCTTTCGTGGATATGACGTGTACATTTTAACATAGCCATATCTATATAAGGAGAAACATAATGGCTTTCGCAACCGCATCAGGTTATGGCAATTTACCTAACGGTAATTTTTCGCCAATAATCTATTCCAAGCAGGTACAACTTGCGTTCCGCAAGAGTGCCGTAGCTAATGCGATTACAAACTCTGACTATTTTGGAGAGATCGCAAACCAAGGTGATACTGTTAAGATTATTAAGGAGCCAGAAATTTCTGTATCCTCATACTCTCGCGGTACACAAATCTCAGCACAAGATCTTGATGACGAAGAGTTTCAATTGACTGTTGATAAAGCTAACTACTTTGCTTTTAAGATGGACGATATTGAAGAAGCTCATAGCCATGTAGATTTTATGCAACTTGCAACAGATCGTGCAGCATACAGACTTGCTGATCAGATGGACCAAGAAGTTCTAGGTTATCTGTCAGGTTTTAAACAGTCTGCGTTACACGCAAATGCAGGTACAGCAAATGACGTGGTAAACGGCACTAAAGCTGTATCAACTGCAGGTTCAGACGAACTTCTTTCTTCTATGAAGCTAAAGAAGGGTTCCTTTGGAAACATCACTACAGGTTCTGCTGATGATCACTCAATTCCATTGAAACCACGTCTAGGTGGCGCAACTGCTGCCGATACTGCAACAGCAACCCCATTACAAGTTATTGCTCGTATGGGACGCCTTTTAGATCAACAACAAGTTGATACAAGAGGCAGATGGCTAGTTGTTGACCCTGTGTTTGTAGAACTACTCAAAGACGAAGATTCAAGAATGTTAAATTCTGACTTCGGTGGAGCAGGACTACAAAACGGTTTGGTATTGAATAACATTCACGGTTTCCGTATGTATACTTCATCAAACCTTCCTTCAGTAGGAACTGGTCCAGGCACAACAGGTTCGGCTAACCAAAACAGTAACTATGGTGTAATCGTAGCAGGTCACGACTCTTCAGTAGCAACTGCAGAGCAAATCAACAAAGTTGAGACTTATCGTGATCCAGATAGCTTTTCGGACATTGTTCGGGGTATGCACCTATATGGTAGGAAGATTCTTCGTCCAGAAGCAATCGTTACTGCCAAGTACAACGCAGCGTAAGGGGGGATTGAATAATGGCTACTTATGACATGACTTCAAAAGCCACTGTTGGTGTTAACTCAGACAGCAGTGCAACAGCTACCTCTCGCCATCAAGCAATGGGAATGTACATGCGTGAAGCACGTCTTGACATTGCTAAGTTGGTTGCAGCAGGGTACTCAAACGCAGATGGAGACATCTTTCAACTTCTAGAAATACCAGCAAATACATTAGTATTGTTTGCAGGTGCTGAAGTTGAAACTGCTTTTAATGGTTCCTCACCAACTGTGGATATTGATTTCGCAGCAGGTGATGACATCGTTGACGGTGGAGATGTTTCTTCTACTGGCTTCTTAGCAAGTGGTACAAACGGTCAAGCTATGGTCGTTAATACTGCTGCTGCAGATACGTTTACGGCACACGTAACAACTACAGACACAATTGACGTTAAGTTGATTGCAGGTTCTGCAGATGTTACATCTGGTATCCTACGTGTTGTTGCATGTTGCATTGACACAGGTGCTAGAGGTGGACGTGCTCCTGATGAAGTAGATAGAGATCTACTTGCGTAACATAACCTAAAAGGTGGGGGGCTGGGAAACTAGCCCCTCTACTTACATCTAAAGGGCATCAATATGGCTACTACATATCTTACACTTGTTAATGAACTATTACGTAGATTAAATGAAGTTACTCTAGACACTGCAGGTGATGGTTTTACAACTGTACGTAATGTACAAGCTTTAGCAAAAGATGCAATCAATAATAGTATTAGACTCATTGTTCAAACTGGACAAGAGTTTCCTTTTTTAAAAACAACAGAAACACAAACACTTACTGCAGGTACTAGGCAGTATAGTTTTCCTACTGATTACTCTAGCACAGATTGGGATACGTTTTATCTTAAAAAATTAACTTCTAAAGATAATTCCCCTGTAAGACTAAAGCCAATTAGTTATGATGACTATATTCAAAACCACAGAAATATTGATGACACAGGCGATCAAACAGATGGAGATGGTGCTCCAGTATATGTATACCAAACACTAGAAGAAAAGTTTGGTGTAACTCCTGTACCAGACGCAGCCTACCAAGTAGAGTACATCTACTGGTCTTTCCCCAGTGACTTAACTAACTTTAATGATACTTCAGTTATACCTGATAGGTTTAACCACGTTGTTATTGATGGCGCTATGATGTTTATGATGCGCTTTCGTAGCAACGAACAAAGTGCTGCCATGCATCAAAATAACTTTGATCAAGGCATAAAGCAGATGCGTAGAGTTCTAGTTGATGATCCTCTTATTGTAAGATCCACAGTAATAACAAGATCTAATACAAGCACATTCGGGAGATTTATTTAACAATGGCAGATAATCTAGCCTCGTTTAAGATATTCTGTCAGGGTGGGCTAAACACTAGTAGAGATGTTTTATCCCAAGGTGAAACTGCACCTGGTTCTGCTATAAAACTTACAAACTATGAGCCATCTGTTACTGGTGGTTATCGTAAGATAAACGGATTTAGTAATGACTATGGGACAGTAACAGGTACAGGAAATGTTCTTGGAGTCTGCGTAGCTAATGGTATTAATGATGGTATACTAGCTTGCCGTACTCCCTCTAGTGGTAATAACTATTTACATCATTGGAGTACTTCTGGCTCATCTTGGACTGCTGTATCTACTTCAGGTTCTCCTACAATGTCGGGAGTTACTAAAGTTAGATTTACAAAGTTTAACTTTGGTAGCCCTAAAGTTATTTTAACTGATGGTGTAAACCCTGCTGCTACATATGATGGATCAACATATACTCAAATAACACACGCCAACGCTCCTGATGACCCTAAAGTATCTGCTGTATTTCAAAACCATATGTTCTTAGCAGGTGACCCTAATGAGGATACCAACCTATACTTTAGTGCTCCTTTAGCAGAAACAGATTTTAGTGCAGCTAATGGCTCTGGTGTAATAAATGTAGGTTACCCTATAGTAGCTATAAAGACGTTTCGTGATGCTTTGTTTATTTTTGGCAGTAACAACATTCGTAAGCTTGTTGGTAATAATATTTCTAATTTCGTATTAGAGTCTGTTACAGATAATCTTGGATGTTTAGCTACAGATAGTGTTATAGAGATAGGTGGTGACTTACTATTCTTATCTCAAGATGGCCTACGCCCAGTTTCAGGAACAGACAAAATTGGTGATGTAAATCTAGAGACTGTATCAAAAGACATTCAATCAGTCTTTACAGATGTTGTTTTTGATATTGACTTAGATGGTTTAAACGCTGTTGTTATTAGAGGTAAGACCCAGTTCAGATACTTCTTTGCTGCTGCAGATACTCAAGGTGTTATAGGAGGTTTTAGACAAACACCTAATGGACTACAGTTTGAGTACGGACAATTATTAGGTATCACAGCTACTTGTGCAGACAGCGGTTACATAGGACAAAACGAATTTGTATTACATGGAGACAGTACAGGTAAAGTTTATAGACAAGAAAAAGGTAACAGCTTTGGAGGAAGTGATATATTCAGTGCTTTCCAAACTCCTTACTTGTATATGCAAGACCCAGAGCAACGTAAAATATTTTATACTATAGCAACTTATTTACGTTCTGAAGGTGATAATGAAATACTAATGTCAGCAGTATATGATTACGAAGATGTAAATGTATTAAACCCAAATGACTTTACAATAAGTAATACGAATGCTGCAGCTTATTACAACGAAGCTGCGTATGCTGCTGCTGATGCTACTAGTGGTGCTGTTTACGATGGTAGTCCTGCGCCTATACGGAGAACAAATGTGTCAGGATCAGGAAAATCAGTTTCAGTAAGATACGTTACAAATGACACGAAACCGTCACACAGTATACAAGGTTTAGTAATTACATTTGGGGTAGGAGATAGGTTATAAAATGGCAGGTTATTCAAGACAATCCTCATCAACAATACAACCTAATGAGGTTATTAAAGCTGCACCAGTAAATGCAGAGTATAACGCAATACGAGATGCGTTTGCTTTGTCAGGTGGGCATAAACATGACGGTAGTTCAACTGAAGGTGCATACGTACCTCTCATAGCTGACACTGATGCTTTAAATAAAATAGCAGTAGATACTAGCAACAATAGGCATGGTGTGTTTGTTGAAGTTTCTTCCTCAGCAGTAGAGCAGCTTAGGTTTCAAGACGGTGTAATTGTACCTGTAACAGATAATGATATAGACTTGGGTACAAGTTCTGTAGAGTTTAAAGATTTATATCTAGATGGTACAGCTACGGTAGATACACTTCAAGTGGATGAGAACGCTACAGTAACAGGTAATCTTTCTGTAAATGGAAACACTACACTTGGTAATGCAGCTACAGATACAGTTACGTTAACTGCTGATGTTGCTTCTGCTATTTTACCCTCTGCAGATGATACACATGACTTGGGTGCTACAGGTTCTGAGTGGCGTGATTTATACATAGATGGGCAAGCTAACATAGATACTCTTGCTGTTGATGCAAATGCTACGGTGGCAGGTACACTTGTAGTGACAGGAGCTACGACACTAAACGGTGGTCTTGTCATGGACTCAGATAAGTTTACCGTTGCGGATACAAGTGGTAACACTTCTATTGGGGGTACTCTTACAGTTGCAGGTGCAACTACATTAGCTGCTACATCTTTTGGTGATGCAAACATTACTAATGTAGGAGACATAGCGTTAGACAGTATTAGTGCAGATGGTAGCACAATTACTATTACTGGTAACACTACGTTTGCTGATGGCTCTTTTGATTTTAATATAGCATCTCACGATGGTACAAATGGACTTGCTCTTGGTGGTACAGTAGTAACAGCAACTGCTGCAGAACTAAACATCATGGATGGAGTAACTGCAACTACTGCTGAACTTAATATTATGGATGGTGTTACAGCCACTACTGCAGAGTTAAACATACTTGATGGGGTAACTTCAACAGCAGCAGAGTTAAATATATTAGACGGTGTTACTGCCACTGCTGCAGAGCTTAATACACTAGATGGCATTACAGCAGTTGTTGGCGAACTTAACACACTAGACTTAGGAAGCACTGCAGTTGGTACTGCTATTGCATCTAAGGCTGTAGTGTTAGACTCTAATAAAGACTACACAGGCATTCGTAACTTTACAATAACAGGCAACTTGACCGTAGGGGGTACTACCACAGTTGTAGATACTGTTACTATGAATGCACAGAATGCTGTGGTATTTGAAGGTGCTACTGCTGATGATCACGAAACTACACTTACGATTGTAGATCCTACAGCAGACCGCACAATCAACTTGCCAAATCAAAGTGGTACTATCCCTGTACTAGCTGCAGTAAGTGCCACTCAAATTAGTGCTACACCTGAAGAGCTAAACATCATGGACGGTGGCACTTCTGCCACATCAACTACACTTGCAGATGCAGATAGGGTTGTAGTTAATGATGCAGGAACTATGAAGCAGGTAGCCCTTACTGATTTTGAAACATACTTTGAATCAGCACTTGATACATTATCAAATGTAACTACAGTAGGCGCACTAAATAGCGGTAGCATCTCAAGTGGTTTTGGTGCTATAAACAATGGCTCAAGTGCTATTACTACAACAGGCACTGTAACTTATGGTAGTTTGTCAGACGGAACTATAACTATTACAGGCTTTGTTGATGAAGACGATATGTCATCTAATAGTGCAACATTAGTTCCTACACAACAGTCAGTAGAAGCTCGTATCCAAGCTGTAAACGCAACTGCTAATAATGTAACAGGTCTTAATGCTACAGGTGCAGAGCTTAATACTGTAGCAGATGTATCAGCAATTAGTCCTGACACTTCTACAGCAGTAGCGAACAATGATGCAATATTAATGTTTGATAATTCAGCTACAGGATTAAAATATTTTGATGTTGATTTATTAGATACTTATTTTGCGGCTACTACAAAAACTTTAACGAACAAAACACTTACTAGTCCTGTTGTAACAGGCTTGCATTTTAATGATGCAGGTTTTACTGTAGAAGGTTCTAGTGCTGACGGTAATGAAACTACTGTAGCTTTCACTAATCCAACTGCAGACAGAACTATTACATTTCCTGATGCTACAGGTACGGTTGCTTTACTAGCGAGTCCTACTTTTACAGGAACATTAACTGCTCCCACCATAAATGCATCAACTGCTTTACAAATAGGTGGAGTAGCAGTAACATCTACAGCAGCAGAATTAAATATATTAGATGGTGTAACAGCAACTGCTGCAGAATTAAATATATTAGATGGTGTAACAGCAACTGCTGCAGAATTAAATCACGTAGATGGTGTAACCTCTGCAATACAAACACAATTAGACGCTAAGGCATCAACTGGTAAGGCGATTGCAATGGCAATGGTATTTGGATAATAAAGGAGTTTTTAAATGGCAAATCCAAATGTAGTAGCAGTCACTAGTATTCTAGCTCAAACAGTTTTAGATGCTGATGTTGCTGCAAGCGCAGTTAGTTTACTAACTTGTGCATCAGAAAAACTATGTAAAATTAATTCGTTGGTTATAGCTAACATAGACGGCACTAACGCTGCTGATATATCTGTGTGGATTACACGATCAAGTGTAGACTACTACATAGCTAAAGGTATTACAGTCGCAGCAGGTAGTACCTTACTTCCTATTGATAAAAACATGGGATTATACTTAAATGAAAGCGACATACTAAAAATACAAGCAAGTGCAGCAGGAGATTTGTCTGCTGTTCTTTCATATGAAGAAATAGATGACGCTTAATAGAAAGTAGCTTAATGAAAGCTTTCGGTAATATTGCAAAGGATAGCCAGGTCAGGGCAGTCGCTTCTGGTACTTTACCTAGTGGTAAACCAGTAGTTATAAACTCTGATGGGACTGTAAGTGAAGTCTCAGGAGCAGATGTGGCTTTAGGCACTGAAGGTGCTTTTAATTCAATAACCTCAAGTATGTTTGCTTCTGTTTTTGATAGCTCTAACAATAAACACATAATTGTTTATCGCACTAGCAGTAACATGAGATATGTAGTTGCAACTGTGGCGTCTGATGGTGGTGTTACTTTTGGTACTGATGCGGTTGCAGAGTCAGGTGATAATCAACAAATTAGTGCGTGTTTTGATAGCACAAACAACAGGATTGTTGTTGCCTATAGACGTGGTGCTGACAGCGATCATGGTCATGCAATTGTTGGTTCTCTGTCAGGAACGACAGTAACTTGGGGAAGTCCTACAGAATTTCAAAGCGCAGCAAAACAGATAGATCTTGATTTTGACAGTACAGCAGGAAAAGTTGTCATTGCTTATGCAGGAACATCTGAGTATGGAACGGCAATCGTTGGAACGGTTTCTGGCACATCTATTTCATTTGGCACTCCTGTCGTCTATGAGAGTGGTCGTGCTCAACTGAATAGAGTTGTCTACGACAGCACCAACGACAAAACAGTTATTGGATTTATGGATCAAGATGATGGAGAATTTGGCAAAGCTGTAGTTGGAACAGTAAGCGGTACATCTATTTCTTTTGGATCAGCGGTAACATTTCATAGTGGTGAAATGAATCGTTGTGGAGGTACATTTGATAGCTCAAATGGCAAAGTAGTTTTTGCTTATGGGGATAAGGATAATAGTCAGAAAGGGACAGCAATAGTGGGGACTGTTTCTGGTACATCTATTTCATTTGGCTCACCTGTAGTCTTTGCGAGTGCAGGAACTTATGGAGAAGCCTCACCCGACAATGTTGTGTTTGATAGCAACACTAACAAAGTTATTGTTGTCTTTCCATACACCGTAAGTGGAAGTTATTCAAATCGTGGTTTTGTGTTCTCATTAAGTGTTTCTGGTACAACGATTTCTGCTGATACAGGAACAGATTTTGCAGGAGCAACAGCGGTCTATCCTGCCATATCGTTTGACAGCAATGTAAACAAAAGTCTTATAGCTTTTGGTGATGCAGGTAACAGTGAATACGCAACAGCAGTTTCTTTTTCACCTGCTTCCACAACTCTTACCTCAGAAAACTACATTGGTATGTCTAGTGGTGTGGCTTTTCAAACTTCAGTTACTCAGGCGTTAGGCACACCTGTTGCATATGAAGCAGATTCTGTAGAACACCAAGCTATTGCCTATGACAGCAATTCAAATAAAGTTGTTGTAGCTTATGTGGATACTGGAGACAGTAATAAAGGTAAGGCTGTTGTTGGAACAGTAGATTCTTCTGATAACTCTATAAGTTTTGGAACACCTGTTGTTTTTGAAAGTTCTAGTCAACCTAGATACTGTGCTGCAACATTTGACTCAAATTCAAATAAAGTTGTTGTAGCTTATAGTGATGGTGGTAACTCAAGTTATGGTACGGCTCTTGTCGGAACTGTTAGTGGAACGTCAATAAGTTTTGGATCAGAGGTTGTTTTTGAAAGTGCCTCAGTAGACGAAATGAATGCAACCTTTGATTCTAATTCAAATAAAGTTGTTATAGCTTACAGGGATAAAGGAAATAGCAATCATGGAACTGCTATTGTTGGTACAGTAAGTGGGACATCCATTTCGTTTGGAACAGCAGTTGTATTTCTATCGGAAGACAGCCGTAATAATGCTATATCTTTTGATTCTACAGCTAATAAAGTTGTCATAGCTTATGCTGACAATAGTAGCACTTATAGAGGTACTGCTATTGTTGGCACAGTTTCAGGTACTGGCATTAGCTTTGGTACTCAGGCTGTATTTGCGAATGCTTCTACAACACACATTGGTTGTGCCTATGATTCAAATTCCGATAAAACAGTTATAGCTTATGCTGATGCACAGGATGATGGGACAGCTATAGTAGCAACTGTGTCTGGAACGTCTATTTCGTTTGGAACAGCAGTTGAGTTTGATGGTGATGCATCTCTACAAAACAAGATTGTCTTTGATTCTAATATCAACAAAGTAGTAAATATGTACAGGGATGGTGGTAATTCAAATCGTCCAACTATGATTGAGGGAACTGTCAGTGGGACATCTATCTCGTTTGGAACAGCGGTTACATTAAGCAACAGCGGTAGTAATCACTATGCAAGTGTTTTTGATACGACTAGTAAAAAGGTAATAACAGCTTATCAAGACGATACAAACACAGCAGGAACTGCTGCTGTTTTTCAGGCTTCGGGTACAATAACCACTAGAGGACAAACAGCAAACGGTGGTAAAGCAGTAATAGATTCAACAAACACAATATCAAGAAATCAAATTGGACTTACAGCAGGACAAACTTTATATGTGCAAACAGATGGCACATTAAGTGAAACAGCAGACGATCCCTCAGTAACAGCAGGAACTGCTATATCAGCTACGGAACTAATAGTGAAAGGTTAAAGAATGAAAACTATCGTAGAAACATCAACTAAGTTAAGCAAGTATTTACTTGCAGATGACGTAGTAATCACAGCGACATCAGATAATATCACAGTAGGTGATCCTGCTCAGTTTATTATCGCTGATCTTAATAGTGGCAATACGACTATTACTGAGAACGTGACCAACGCACCAGAAGATTGGACAGGTAACAAGTATAAGTTAGATGGCACAACGTGGTCAGCTAATCCTGATTGGGTAGATCCGACTGAAGAAGAAGAGTAGGACTCAATAATGCGTATCATTGGTAACGATCCAAGCGTACCAAGACAGACACAAGAAGTCGCCAGTGGTACGTTGCCAAACGGCAAGCCTGTTATTGTGAATGCTGATGGGACTGTGAGTGTTGCAGGTTTATCAACATTAACTCAAGGCGTTGGCAGTGCAACTGTGTATG